GTAGTAGTTAGGGCTATAGAGCGAGGAATTCTGAACTTCAGTCCGAGTATCACGATAAACCGTCCAGCGGCTACCAACAGTACCAACTTTTGCGATACCAACACCAGCAGTCGAGACTGTGCCATTGATTTCGTAAACCTTAAAGTCAGGAAGCATTTCGAGGATGCTGCAAACACGAGGAGTGGCGATAACAAAGTTAGCGGCACCTCTACGGTTACGAGCAGCCATACGACCACTTTCGATAATAAGGCGTTGATAGAAGGTAAGATTCCGTTCAGCAGTCCAACGTCCATCCGCACTAACAGGACTCCAGATGGAGAAACCTGCGCCAGCACCAGCATTGAAGGCAGTTTGGATCATACGCATCACAACTTCGCGGTCGATTTCGGCTTGGATTTCATACGACATTGCATTCGTAAGTTCTCCATCGATATCGATACCGTTCATGTTTTTGATGTCTTGTTCCAACTCAACCGACCAGCGGGTAGCTAATCTACGTGTTCCGGCCTCAACAGCGGTCTTTTCAAACTTGAGTTCGATTTGAGGGATTTTACCCGTCAATTCGTAGTTGCTCAAAAGTTCAGCAATACCACGGTCTTGATCTGCGAATGTCCAGTGTTCGGTGTTACCCGAAAGGAATCCAGCAGATGTGCCAGTGAAACGTGTGTCCAGAAGTTGATAACCAAGTTCGGTGTCTGGAAGACCAGTACTACCATCGTAAGCAGCTTTAAGCTGATTACCGAAGCTAGAACCAGTTCCACCTCCAGAGGTCTTGCCGTCGATGCTACTATCGCTCAGAGTATCACCTTGATAGGCGTAACGAAGAGCGAAAGCAAGACCAACAGGACCACCCATAGGCTGAACGCCTACGATCTCATTGGAAATCAATTCAGGGAAAGTGCGTCGAATCATAGGAATCAGAATCTTTGGCAGACGAGCATCACCAGTAGCATAGGAGTCGCTGTTAGCGATACCGTTGCCAATGGAAGTCGTTGCACCGAACACACCACCGGAGGCAGCAGTATTCGATTCTTGGTAGCACCACTGTTCTTGGTTCTCAAGGAGCATTGCAGTGGTCTTGTAAACGTGTTCGTTCCGAATAGCTGGGATCGAGTCCGAGCTATAATCGAGAACCTTACGCCACTTGGCAACTGCTTGTTGCATCTTGGAGCCTTGGATATCAGTAGATGGTAGATTATTCATATATTTGACTTTCTATTCACATTGTTCAGGAATTGCTTCCTCATAGTGCGGGTTGGAAATTTTTTACCTACGGAATGTTTGTTGTTTCAAAACATCCAGATAAGGATCAGATTCTTCATCCGTATTATTATTTACCTTTTCAGTAACAATTTTTTGTTCTTTTACGAAATCGGGCTTGTGCTTGCGGTTTTGAACAGCTTCTTCCTTGATGGTTTCCAGTTGCTTTTTCTCTTGTTTTTCAAAGAGGCGAACGGTGTAATCAAAGTTATCCTGAATGAATTGCAGGGACTTGTCTCCCAAAGCCTTCTTCACAAAATTCTTTTTGGTTTCAGGATACTTGGAAGTTCTGCCTTCAAGGAAAAGTTTGACTTCCGACTTGTTCTTGGATTCGGTGAGGAAGCGAACGTTCTTTTCAAGTTCAGCATTCTTATTGCGGAGCTTGTCGATTTCACTCTTACCTTCCACGATTGCCCCAGATACGGATTCCTTCATGACAGCAAGATCGATTGCAAAGACCTTTTTGAGATTTTCCAGAACATTCATGGCTGTCTTGTTCTTGACAGCTTCCTTGATATCTTTGGTTGGAATGGATTCATCAATGAACTCGTCAAGGAAAGCACTAACGGATTCCGTAAGTTGTTTTTTGAACTTGAGAAGATCGCCGTTCTGTTCGCGCTCATACTTTTTGATAACCTTGACCAGCTTTGCGGTCTTATCTCTATCAAAAGCTTCCATGATCTTTTTCATCTTGACCGTGCGATCCTTATCAACGGATGTCATCAGGGTCTTGAGTTTGGAGGCATATACTTCATCCTGTTCCAAAAGGGCAGCTTCAACGGCCAGATCAATCTTGGATTCAAGGGATTCCTGAATTGCCTTGATGGATTCATCGCTGAGTCCCAGACTTTTTTGGATGTCTTCCGAGAAAAGGTTCGTGCTTTTTTTCTTCATATTATTATTTAGAGATCGGGTATGAATTTTTTGAAAATCAGAACAAAGGATTGTCGATTTCTTGAGCAATTCTCTGTTGGATTTTGAAATTCACAGCATCCTTGAGTTGTTTATGAGCTTGGGCATGATCATTGGTCATGATAGCCTCAATGAATTTGGAGAGATCGAGGGATTCTTTCACACAATTGTTGACGGTCTTTCCACCCTTTTTCTTGGTGCCTTTCTTTTCGTAACCTTTCCAACAGGCTTTTTCCTCATCCTCATCATTTTTTTCATCTTTCAATGGTGGGAGATTATTAACTCCATAAATTTTCATACCTTTATGTGTCCAAACCGCATCATGTTGTGGTAATTTCTTGTAACCCATGGATTCAGCCTGTTTAATACGTTTGGTTCTCTTATCATCACCGGATTCCTCATCCTCATCAAAAGCGTTCCCGCGATTATACGATCCTTTGCCCTTCTTCGGCTTTTCCGTTTTGGTTGCGGGGGCAAAATTCTTGCGCTGTTTCACTTCCGGTCCATCGAAAACGTGCTTGCCCTGTTTCTTCAAATCTTTATATGTTTTGCCCATAGTATTATTTAGATTTGTTGGATAAACTTTATGATCTGTGCGCGAAGATAATTATCAACATCGTGTTTTGGAAGTGTTTTTAGAGCTTTGCCAAAGTCCTCGTAGATTTGTTCGTAATCACCGTTTTCGGTAATAGTCCAACTTTTACTTTCAAGAATACCGTCAACAAAAGCTGTTGGATATGATGGATCGGCAACACAGTCGATTGCAACCAAATGCATGTTTTCCACAACCTTATGACCAGACGCTTCACGCAACGATCCAAGCGATCTAGTACTCATACCGAGGGAAACTCCATTATTGATGAGTCCGCGAACAATATTTCCACATATCATGCCTTCTCCAGAGAGAATCTTTGATTTCCCAACCCATGCCTTACCATCTTTCCTGAGTTCAGTAACAAGGTGACATGCACGCTCTGGATTTACCTCACTGGTATTGGAATGATTTAATTCCCCAAGTGATCGTTTAGTTACAACCATCTCATTCAGATACCGATTAATTTCACGATCAAGCTCATGCTCTGGATAGATTCTCCCGTTCTTATTAATCTCCGAACCAAGGTAAACCCCCTGCACATATAGATTACTACCACTTCCACGATTAGTCTGTTCTTCGACAATTTCCAATCCATCGAAGTTGGTGGGATCATTGTACATCAGCTTTAGTTTTAATGCCATGTTCTTATTTATGTTTTAAATCAAAAATTCCATCAAATATCCACCAGTATCCCAAAATTTATCAACATTATCAGCCAATAATTCTTCATCGTGGGTGTAAATCTTATCATGTTTCGCGTTGATAAATTTCCAACAAACTGGTTCGATGGTATCTTTGACGATAAATCCTGATTCTTCAAATAGTGTAAGATCATCCCAATCAAATAACACATTACTTACTATTGTATTTAATTCATGATCATTCATATACTGTCTTATCATAGATTGAAACACTTTAGACATATCAACATCGTGTTTATTGGCTACTCTTAATACAGTGTTATCTTTAAACGATATACAACCATATATATCTCCATCATTACAACAAACCATATTAATACAATTTTTCATCAACCCCAATGGGTGATTATTGATTATAAAATCATTTATGGAATCATCTCCAACATATTCAAATACACACGAGTCATTTGCTTGGGTTCTCAATCCCAATTCTCTGAAAATTTTGTGTTTGAAGTGGTCTGATCCTATAATCTCATTTTCATAAATGTGTGTCAATTTTATACCTCGTTTATAACATTCTTCGGTTTTCCACCTATGATAGTCAGAATCCTTACCCATAACTTCTCCATGATATCTAAGTCCGTTAATCTCAAACCCTATACTCAAATCAGGGGTTAATATATCAATTTCGTATATTTTACCGTTATCATCTTTATATCTAGTGTGTTGGATGTGTGATATTCCAAGATCGTCCAACGTTTCGGACACTCGTTGTTCCAATTTTGATATCTTCATCCCACATTTTAAACACGGATGATTTAAAACAAAAATATTCATATCAAGAAATCTTACAAATTCTCCATGCTTTGAACATGTTAAAAATATCTCATTATTGAATCCCTTGAACTTGCTTTCATCTATTACCAACTCGAAATTATTATGTTTAAAATGTTTTTTAACTTTTGTTAGAGATTTTTTAACTCTGATTTCATCTAAACATTTGTCACATCCACCACCTTTTAATAAATTTTGGGGAAATCTTGTAAAGTCTCCATGTTTGGGACATGTAAGAGTGACAGGATTTTTTAAAGTGGTATAATTAACCTTACTATAATCATACTTATCACCATGTTTTTCTTCTAACTTTTCTATATAAGATTCCGTGGTAAATAATTGTTGATATTTCAAACTTTTTCTATCATCCCCACATTTTTTACAACCACTACCATTTCTATGTGTTCCCGCCTTTTGTGTGAAAATTCCATGTTTTGGGCAAATTATTCTAACTGATTTAGACAATGTTTCGTATTTTGAAATAGAATAATCATAATAATTATTATGTCTTTCAACACACGAATTTAACCATTCTTCATATGGGGGACTTTTCTCGTGATTGGCACATTTAGCACACCCATAACCGATTTTATGTTCACTGGCTTTTTGATAAAACCACCCATGAGTTGGGCATCCTATTTTAATCAGACTGGAACCGTTTTTATATTCCAAATCCGAATAATCGTATTTATTACCGTGTTTTATTTTGAACTCTTCAATTGCCTCCTCTTCAGTTCGCTTTCTTTGGGTATTACACTTATGACACCCATGACCTATTTTATGTTTTTTTGGAGACTGCTTAAATACTCCATGTTTTTGACATATGATATCGACTAAATTTAGATTACCAGTATAATGAACTAATGAATAATCGTATTTATCACAGTGTATTCTTTTGAAATGATCTATAACATCTTTATTACTATGATACTTTCCACCCATAGTATTATTTAGTCCCATGAATGGACTTTGATATCAATTTAGTTCTTTTTCCGTAATAATAATGAATTCCATCCCATGTTTCTTGGCGAATTCTTTTGCGAAAGCCCACTTGTCACAATTGTTTTTCCAAGCAACCTGTTCATATAACAGATTGGATTTCTTCTTACCCTTCCCAGCTTTCGGCTCTTGCGTCTGCTTCCAAGGCTTGACTTCCACCAAATATTTCTTGACAATATCCCCTTCCTGTATCTTTACATAGGCATCAATAAAATATTTACGATTCTTTTTCAAAAGAGTATCGAAATAAGGCACAATAATGTCCTCACTATTCCATTCCACCACATTGGGATTATTATCACAAAAGCGAAACAACTTTAATTCCAAACCGGATCGGTATATAATATTATCAATATTGCCGACATATTTATTTAGATTTTTGGGTGCGTAGAAACCTTGATGAAACTTATTATTCCGTTTTGATAATCCCAAAGAACCCATAGGATTATTTATTCTTCGAGAATAGATTCTTCTACAATCACAGGTTCCATAATCGCTTCTGATTCATGTGTTTTTTCAGATATTTTTACACCTTCCACATCGAAGGTCATCACCTTCGGTATTTCTGATTTGCATCTAATATCCATAACTCCATTAGATGCAAGAATATTATTAAATGCTGTAGCTGTTTTGAAATGTTTCTCGAATATATCTTCAAAAACTCCTTTTACTAAAAGTTCATTTATAACTGATTCGAGTCTATCATTAGGTAAACTCCAAAAATAATCAAAAGAGTTGTTCAGTGATGAAACCGCCGCCTTTAAAGCTCTGATTGTATTGTCAGCTAGTTTTTCAATCTGATCAATATCCTTTTGTGTTTGTGTTTTGTTTGTAATCATAGGTATGTTAGTGTCAATCCCTGTGGGATAAATAATGATAGATTTAAGTTCTCGTTTGTTCTTGCTCCGAAATATGTTCCGGTTCCTGCAGTTCCGGTTCTGCTTGTAGGTCCACCTGAAATTGTCTGAATTAAAGTTCTATTATTGAAAAATGAAACATTTCCCAATCCATCGCTGTAAATCTCAATGTAATTAACTGGATATGGCCATCCAGCCATATTATAAATTGGAAGTGTTGTTTGGTTTAAAGATGTTCCATTATGAACCATTCCATATAAAAATCTATTGGAAATAAATACACCGATTCCCGCCTCGGTAAGAGGACCAAATGTGGTATCACCACGGTTTCCCCCAAACCTTAAATAACCTTCCGCATTGGCGGCAATGCCTTGGTTACTGCCATAGTTGTGAGTGATTCTGAATCCAAAAACCAATTTTCTATCAAAATATACACCACTATTACTATTATTGGCATGTGTCCCCCCCGGAGGACAATAAGTATAAGGCGCATAACCACCAGCATATATAGCTGCCCTGTTTCCAGATACTGTGGAGGTATTACAAGCAAGTATGTTTCCGCCAAACGCAGCTGCCGTGCCACTGCCTAAAAGTGAAGGAGTCCATCCAGTATTCTGATCTATATGAATAGACCAACCACCAAATGCTTGGGTATATAAGAGATCACCTAGACTTTTTGTAATAACCGAATCGCTCGTTGAGGATGTCTGGTTTGGTGCTGTTATTTGTCCATTACAAATCAAGTCATCTGTGAAGGTTTTATCGCCAGCAATACTTTGATCACCTGTATTATATACAATATTACCGGAGTATATATTGGTGGCAGATATATTTCCCGAGACTGTTAATTTTTCATTTGGAGTAGTTGTCCCGACACCGACATTTCCATTAGCATCAATTCTCATCCTCTCAGAACTAGCCGTAGAGAAAGCTAGTATATTTGTACCAGCCCTCCACATACCTAAACTTGACTCCGCAGTAAATGTATGAGAAGGAGCATTTACTGTCCCTGATCCACCTGCAACATTACCTAAAGTGCTAATACCTCCACCTGCGGTAAAAGTGGTCGCATTTGCACCAGAACTTGTGAACACAACTGAATTACCAGCTGTTTTATAAAACCCAGTAGTTTCCCAACCAATAGAAGGTGCGCCGTTTGAACCGTTTGATCCAAGTTGTATAGTTCCAGCTGCTGTATTTGTAGCGCCGATACCCAAACCGCCAGTAACAAAAGTATTCCCAGCTACAGTTAATTTTTCATTTGGAGTAGCTGTCCCGACACCGACATTTCCAGTTTTAAGAATTGTGAATAGTTCAGTGTCATTAAATACATTTACTGTTGTATTATTAGACGTAGTTGCATACCTTATTGAAAAATTATTTGAAACACTAGGTCCACCCGCAAATAATCCCCAGTGTTTATTATTACCTGATGTCGGAGCAGATGTGAATACTAATCCACCTGCATAACTTGCAGAGTCAGCGGCAATAAATTGCATCAAGCCTTCTGTATCATCAAGAACGAACGAATTTTGACTAAATCTATGTGAGTTAGGTGTCAAATTGCCAACAATATCTATTTTTGAACGTGGCGAAGTAATTCCTATACCGACATTTCCATTAGCATTAATTCTCATCCTCTCCACGCCATTGGTTGACCACGCCAACGTATCGGAAGCAGGACTCCACATTCCACTATTATCATCACTTGTAAAGTTATAAGAAGGTTCGATTACTGTTCCTGCATTTACAGATACTTTTGAAGATGACAATGACCTCGATCCAAGATCAACATTATCAGTTGCTCCGGTGTATGGTACATAATCACTAAGCAAGACGCTTACAGGAACAGGAAGCAAAGTTCTTACAGGCGTTTCTCCTCCGAATTGGAATTCAAAAGAAGCACTACTGCCACCCCCGACTTTGGAACCATAAAATTTAAGAACGAGTCTATCAGTATCGGCAAATACACCATTGTTGAAAATGGCAGAACTAGAAAATTCGGAATAAAAATCTGATGTAACAGTGCTAGTTGGATCGCTAGCAGTTATAAATTCTTCGGTTCCATCCGAATCCCTTTTGTAGATATGAAAATGAAACGATCCTCCAGCAGAACCAGAACCAGCAACCTTTTTTACATTACCAATAGTGGTGGTCGCAAAAATACCAACATCTCCCACAATCACACCAGCATCAAGAATAAGTGATGCTATTAGTTGATCCGTTCCTGTTATCGGCCCAGTTGGAATATTGACCGCCGTATCGTCATAATCTGGATCAAGATTTGAGGTTACTAATCTTGAATATCCGCCTATATCAGAAGCTGCACTGGTTGCATATAAGATAAGCGTAGATGCCATATCCGTTGTCTTCACATAGCTTGTGTTATCCAGAGAGCCATCTCCTTTTACAAATTCCGAGGATGTGCCGCCATTAGTAATGAATGCTGATGCCTCTATTACCGATGTTAAATTGACTGAATTGGCGGAAAGATTATTAACCTTTATTGAATTATTAGTGATATTACCCCTAGATGTAACAATATCTAATGTATCATTCTCTGATGGATAAGGGATTCCAAGATATTGTGATGCGCTGATGGTTCCAACCACTGTTAAGTCACCATTCATGGTTCCCCCATCTTGGTATTGGGTGGCATTAGTCCCCCCACCAGAGGCATATACAGCTACATATTTACGGAGATCGGTCTTTACATTCTCAATCTTATCATGAATTTTAGTATTCCATTCCTTCTCAATCGAATCCCAATCCTTGACAACCTTACCAGATTTCTTCGTTTCCAAAACGTATTCAACGGGTTTTTCAGCTTTGATCTTACGAATCTCCGTAAGCAGATTATTTCTGCTTTCCTGAATTAGATTTTGAAAATATTTTCTAGCTTCGTCGGTAATATCAAGGGTTTCTTCCTTAACCAATTCTAGCTTTTCATCAAAGTAACTTACGACTTCTTGTTCCTTTTCATCCAGTTTTCTTTCAAATTCTTCAGAAATTTGAATTACTTTTTTATCAACATTACCCACACGGGAAAGGGCTTTTTGAACACCTTTGTTCAGGGAATTGTTGAGTTCAATGTTGGCATCCCGAATCGCAGATAATTCTTTATCAACTCCTTCAAGTAAGGAAAGATCAGCTTTCTCTTTCAGTTTGGAATTTAAATTATTATCAATCTCTGAAACCTTTTCATGAATTTCAACCGCGATATCATGAAGTTCTTTATCAACTTTTGGATTGATATTATTTTCATACAAATCCTTGACCAATTGCTTGATGGACTTGTCAATCAGTTGGGAGGATTTACTAAAGTCTTTTTTCAGAGATTCATCAAGGGAATCGCGTATCTCCTCAATCTTGTTATCAATCGTTTCCCGAATCTCCAAATATTTCTCATCATTACTATCAAAAACTTCTTTTTTGATTCGTTGGGATATGATCGTAAATTCATCAACCAGATTTTCCCGCGCACTCTCCAGATAGCTTTCAAGTGCTTTTTTCTTGGTATTTGATTCCTCCCGAATCTGTTTGATTTGACGGGATTTTCTGATTTCCAATTCCTTTTTGGCGGCAATCAGGGCATTTTTCTTTGCCTCTTGAATCTGTAAAAGAATTTCATTTTTCCGATCTTCGATAACTTCGGGAATAAAAATCTCATTTTTTTCAATTATTACATCGGGTTCCTCTTCGGAGAAATCCTCCAATTTGGATTCAAAAATATCAACGTAATCACTGTGTTCATTGAACACAACCTCAAATTTCCCTTTGGTAAGAACAAAGGGATAATTCGCTATCTTACCCCCCATCTCAACTGGAATAGACACCACCGGATCGCCGTTGTGTTCGGAAATCTTTTCGACTGGATATTTATTCTTGTTTATCTCGACCTCATAGACACCGAAAAAGATTTCCGAGAAATCTTGAACTTTGATGATGTTAAGAGGAGAGTCAGTTAAGGTGGGAGACACCTTTTCGCTAAACAATCTCATTATGATTATTTAGCGACAAATCAAATAATTCAACAATATATATTAAAATTTCTCAATTCTATTAACTGCTGCCTGATGGTTTTAGATGAACACGGAGAAGTAATAGATTTCATATTTCGATAACATTTACTACCAATAGTTGGGATTATTGTTAAATTTAGATTAAAAATATCCGAAATCATGTTGATTAAATTATATTTTGTGTGGGTGTCTGGTGAGTAGTATATCGTCACCCCAGCCCAGAAATACCAATTACGGATGATATATTCCATATGCTTACATAGTTCCAGACATGTAACACCATTCCACCAATGATTGACATACCCACGAACAGTATTATCAGATTCTCGTTTACACCATTCTAATAACGACCGTTTGTTGTGAATTTCTTCCCCAATGATCGATGTTCTAATGATAGTGAGATTTTGAGGCTCCCCCAATGACTTGCTTTTTCCATATGTGTCTTTACAATCGTGGGGGGAATTTTCATCATAAAACCCGCGCTCCCCACTATAAACACAATCAGTGCTTACATGTATAATTTGGCAAGGAACGTCTATTTTAAATTTTGATAATACATGTGGAAATATGGTATTAACAGCAAACATCACATCATCATCTTTAACTCTTTGGGGAATGCATCCAGCGGCGTTGATTATAATATCATTTTCCGTCACGTTCCGATGTAGGTAATCTAATATCGTTTTATGATCCGATGTTAGGTCTAACGTGGTTCTATCCACCCCGACCACATCGTATCCCATTTGGGAAAAATACTTCACACAATAAGTCCCCAACATTCCTGTGCTACCAAATACTACAATTTTCATGGTTTGAAATAATTTTTAGATTCTAAATACCTTTCAAGTTCTATATATTCAAGTGAGTTGTCTCTTGAAGAATATTCATTATTAAAAAATGTAATGTCATGACCACATTTATCTGGATATAATAAATATAAATCGTCACCATCCATATATCGCATCCGGCGAATTTCTTCGGAAGATGCCATGATTTCATGTATCTTCTCCCCCGTTCGTGGTTCTGATATCTCATATTTTAGACCAAATTTTTCTTTATAAATGTTAAAAATATCAATTACATAGAATGATCTCAGACTAGGAATCACGTTACATTTATTATATTTCGTAGATTTTAAAATTAAATCAACAGCATCATCCACATCCATTAGAAACCGAGTCATTTCTTCCCCGTATAGGGAAAGCGTCTTACCACTCTTAATATATTCCCAAATCAACGGAATGATTGAACCTGTGGAATTCATAACATTGCCATAGACCGCTGTTGTCAATTTGGTAGGACTCCACTCTCCTGCAATGAAACACTCACCAGCTACATATTTCATTGCACCATAAATTGTAGTTGCTGCTCTGCTTTTATCAGATGAGATGAAGCAAGCAGCTTTGAAATTATTTTCCTCTGCCGCAATTCTGGAATTGATTGCACCATCAATAATGATTTTTGAAGCTTCCTCATAATTATCATTACAAGCTTCAATCTGTTTCAGGGATGCGGCGAAAATACCCACAGTGTGATGTCTTGATTTTCTGATCAGCAGATCACGATTGCGGATATCTCCAACCACAAAATTCACCTTTGGGTATTCCTTTTTCAGATAATAGTGTTTGGACTCATCGCGTGAATACACGGTGATTTCATTATCTTGATGCAAGCGACGAATTAAATTTCTACCAAGAAATCCAGCACCGCCCGTTATGAAAATTTTCTCACCAGTCATAAATCATTTGTTTTGTTCTAGAAATCTTCTTACAAATCGTCACACCGGGATTGAATGGTAATGTGACAATTTCAAAGTCATCGATTAGATTTTGTTTGATATATTTCGCGGTTTTGTAAACATCTTCACATTGCCCTCTGTCAGTCATAGACCAATCCCAAGGATAGGTATCATGAAAAAATATAAATCCATCCTCGATCACTCTATCTTTTACATTGTTAAAATCTTTCAAAGATTGTTCGTGGGAATGGTCAGCGTCAATAAACACGGCATCAAATTGTTCAGTAGTTAATGATTCAAAATAATCATCAGTTGTTTTTTGGTGGTATTCCATATTACCCACCACCGGAAATTCGGCGGGAATCATATCAACTCCAACCGCTTTCTTACAGTGTTTGGCAAGCGTGACGAAATTACCTCCATGCCGCACACCAAGTTCTAGATAGTGTTCTGGACGAATCCACTTGAATAACAAATCGAAAAATTCAGTATGGTTGAATGTTTCAGCAGGAGGGGGGATGTTTCTTAAATGTATTGGTTGCATTATCTATATTCTTCTTTTACTTTCCAATCATTATGGAATATTGTCCACAATGCTCGCTCAATCATGTGAGCTTCCCCAACAATAACATCCCATCCAAGTATATCAAGGATTCTTTGGTAGAATTTTTTGGAGTATTTCAAAATATACTCCTTCGGGATGATATAATTCACTCCCGGTGCGAATCTGAACCACTCAGGAATCTCAGGATTCTCCCACATGTCATTGAAAAAATCGTTGATGTTTGAATAATATTTCCCTTGATGTTTTCCAAAATACCAAGAGTTATTGATTTCCATGTAGCTGTTGTCATCCCCGATCTTGTTAGCCACATTATTAATTCTCCAAGGCTCCGTGGTAAAATCCTGAATTTCTGTGAATGTTGTATTGTTGGCAACACTTAGGAAAAATTCTTCAGTGCAATTTCCGTTGGAAATAACTCGACCATTTTCATCGTGCCTTGGTGTTCCCGTATCTTTTTGATTCATCAGACATGCTCGACAGAATAAAGTAGAATCGGGGAGATTATCGTAATTCTCAAGAATGAAGTGGAACATATCATAAACATTTTGCCCCACATTCTTCTGATGTTTCACCTTATCCGATTCGGGAAATCGATGATAGCGGTCATAGATCAGATAATTCTCACACCACCTGTCAACCCAAGAATCCTCAAGATTATCGGGTAGCCAATTGTAATCGCTAACGACTACGAAATTTTTATGAATTTTTTTCACCGAATAAAATGCCTCCGAAAGTTTCTCCTAAGACATCGCCAAGCTCTGAAAACCTATCACCAATAGATTCCAATGTATCAGTTAATAGCAAATATATCGAGCCAATTACACAAACGGGAACTATGAAGAACATCCATATCAAAGCTCCAACTGACCAGCGAAAAGCTGGATGCCATTTTATCATAGGTTTCATAGATAAATTCTCTTAAATTCTTCAACACCAATCAGATTCAGAGCTTCCACCCTTCGTCTTTCCAGAAACGAATAATCATATGGGTCTTCATCAGAAGAAACGGGAAGTAGAATTTGACTACCTCTACGGATAATAGCACATCCCTCGTCGGTGTCAACTGTGTGGATGGTGAGTCCGATTTCCTCCATGCGGAGCTTCACAATAGCCTTCCAAACATCACCATGCCACGCATCGGAAGCACGTTCTCTGCGCTGTGTGATTTCCGTGACGGGATTACAATCATGAACGACAATAGTTCCATTTGGAGACAAGTATTTTAAAGAATTTACAATATCACGATAAACCTGTTCGAAAATATGAAGTCCATCTACGAAAATAATACTATAATTCTGTGATAAAGGTTTCTCGAAAAATTCATCAGATGTCATCCGATATGTTGTATCAACATTAGGATCAACTCCGTGTTTAATTCTAGCTTTCACCCCCACCCAATTATATCCCGGTTGTGATGGCGTATTTACGCCAATCTCCAGATAATCTTCATATCCATGCTTATCAATAAGCGCATTAATAATTTCAGTTCTTGTCATTGCAACATTAATCCTTTCTCCACCAATTCTTCTTTATTTTTCATAATATACTCTGGTAAATCCGATTCGTCTTTCCAAGTTTGTTCTCTGGAAACGATTTCATAACGAGCTTGGACATCGTTGTATTTAAATGCTTCATATTTTGCATCCTTGTTTGTCCAACTGAAATGCCACCCCCCGTTTGAAACGGGGATGCTCTTAGCTTCTCGCTCTGTCCTAAAATGATTGCAACCATAATGTTTTAGCGTCTTATATGTCCCGACTCTTGTTCCCGTCCAGCAACCGATATCCTGATTGGAACGGTTATTTAAATAATATGGATATGCTGTTTGGATTGGTCGATAAACTTGTCCATGTTGTAAATTATAACAAATGTCTGGATTTTCAGGATTCCAAATCTCATCCAAATCTGATAGAAAAATAATATCATCATCAATACAAATGTTTTCCAAAGCACGGATTGGAGCTTCCTTCTGATAAAATTCTCGCAACCAATTCTCCGCACCGTCTCCAACATTTGGACTTCTCAATGCTCGTTGATAATGATCTCCATCTTGGGGAAAATCAGGCATCACATGATGAATGATCTTGGAATGCCATTGTTTGAAACGCTCTTTATTTTCCTCGTAATACAACGGCTTTTCAACTCCTGTGAAAGTTTGTCTCGATTCTACAATCACAAAATAATCCACGTATTTGTCCAGAATGTTCAGACGAACTTCCAACAAATCCAACTCATTGAAAAATGAAAATACATCAAATACTTTACCCATAAATTCCTGTTCGTTTTTTGTATTCCTCATGTTCTATCACACATTCTTCCCAAGTAAAGAGATTCCCCTCTCTATCTAAATAATTGTGATTTCTAAAAATATTATATCCGCATGACCAATAACCATCAGAGATATTATGGCGACCCCAATACTTGGGAGCTAATATATACTTTACAGTATCACTTAGTAAAGTGGCAAAATACGGGAAGCTGGAATTTGATAAAATCAAATAATGAGCATTCTTGATAATAGTGAAATCTGTCCCCACATCATAATGTTTCACTTCAAAATCAGGGAATTGTCTGCTTGCTCTTTCTACATCATCAGTGATAACTACAAATCTAAAATTCGGGTTAATTTTTCGCATTCTATCAATCGCATCATCCCAATACTTCCCATTTAAATGGAAATGGACAACACTCGCATATTCTCCACCACGATAATTAATGATGCAAATATTTGGATCAGAATAATCATAGCAATCTTTTTCTGCTTTGACTTTCAACCATTGTCTAATTTCATCTTTACGATGGATGATACGATCTTCCGATTGAAAAATCCCGTCAATTTTTGTATTATCCTGAATAGATTCCAAATTTAGATCATCGATTGTCACATTAGAACCATTTGAAAGATACAACCATCTTTCTTTAAAATAATGCTGAATATCATCGGGAAGCGTATCAGGTGGTCCACCTTCCCTACCAGAACCACCCGTAACAGGCAATCCAAAATCTAAATCCATAAAATCCAAACATTTAAATTTATGGGGATTCATAATCCCAAAATCAAATCCCTTATCCTTGGCAACTACCCGTGTTGTCACATAACAAGCAAGTTGATTACCTAGCCCTTGACCGTTGTATATTTCAGTTACTATCATATTTTTCTTTACAATATCTTACTTCATCTCCCAAATTTCCAGAATACCTACTACTGATTTGATTTTCATGACAACGATTAGTAACCAAACAATCTTCAAGTATCGTAGGTAATCCGTATCGTCTTCCCAATCGATAGTAGTATTCCACATCCATGAGCATTGTCAAGTTCTCATCAAACAATTCAATGTTTTCATTTCTAAATGCTAGAACGGATGGGGAACTGATCGTGTTTATACCTTCCAATAAATAATTATTCCAAGACGGAACCATGGGTCTTTCAAATTTTACCCCATCTCTCGTATGATTGCACCCACAAACAGCCCATTTTGTATTTTCATCCTGAAACGTTTCATGTAAAGCTTCTAAACATTTATGCGTGAACATGAAATCATCTTGAAACATGATCTTGATAATTTCTCCATTTGCCATTTTTAAAGCATTGTTGAGATTGGCGACACCGTTGCCGTAATTTTCATCATATTTGACATATCGTATGGTGTAATCATTTTTCCATTCTTCAAAGCAATAATCGGAAATATCAAAATTTTGACTGTGATCGGAAATTACAATTTCCCAATCATGAAATGTTTGGATTTGAATCGAATGAATCAGGTCTTTCAGATATTGAAGACCAAATCCGTGCTGTTCCCAAACGGGAATACATATGGAAAATCTAGGTTTCAAATCTTCCAACTCTTGATATAATTTTCCAATTCTTGTCCCCAAGTATTGCCACAAACAAAATCAGAATGCTTACGATTGTTTTCGTAATATGGATGTTTCTCTCTCACCGTATTCTCATGAGGAAGATGCCATGCAATTGCGTCTTTATTACCAACTCTCAAAATATCCCAACCCGATTTCTGAAATCTAGCTAGAATTTCATCATCTTCATATCCCCATCCCTTGAAATTGGGATTGTATCCGTTACAATCTAAAAATGCTTTCTTACTAAACATTACCATCCCCCCTTTGCTCTGAGGATGTGCAACGAGAAAATTCTCATCCTGATCATAAGGAATAGGTTTCAGTGTTTGAGATTTGTCCAATAGGTCAAGTAGGGCTTGACCTACGGCGAATATTTCAAACATCGGTTGCTTCAAATGTATGAACATTCCGTTGTAAGGATACACAATCCCCGTATTTTCGTCAAACAATTGCTTTGCTTCCAGAATAAATTTCGGATCAACGATCACATCAGTATCTCCCGCAATTAGACACTCCACATCCAGAATTTTGGACATCTCATTGAATGCCTTGGTTCTCCAATAGACATCGTTGTTCTCCATGAATAGACCCTTACAATCGTATTGCTTACAGAGTCTCTTGAAGTCCTTATCCAATTCCTTATCGTCATTTAGAATGGCGATTTGCAGGTTATCGGAATTCTCACGATAAAATTTAACAACCATTTCCAGATTGCGAAAGCGGTCATCCACATCCCTACGGAAGTGAATCATCAAGCCAATATTATTTAAATCTGTTTTCATTATTTAAAATTGTTAATACTCGACCGAACCGATTCCATGATTCTATCACACTCTTTTCGATAAGTACTCCATTTCCAAAATTCCCAAAAATAGGGTTTTTTCATATTCGGAACACAATTCAATTCATAAACACTCTCATTTTTATCTATACTACTTTGAATCATCAAAATGATTTTTTCGGATAATTTTTGATGTGACCAATAATCAACTTTGATTGTTTTAATTTCTTTCACCATAATCAAAATGATCTCACGCTTTTCAAAAATGTCAATACCTCTTGTTCCCTCGTATCTGGAACACCATCACTCCCAAATGGGAATATACCAAATTTTTCCTTGAAATACTCCATGGAACCCCGAATATTATCCTGCCATTTCTGCATGGATTCGGGAGTCTTGATGGACGAATTTTCCTCTGAACACGCTTGTTCTTCAATGTAATCCAAGGAATTGGCTAGATCAGCCCACCACCAGTAAGGAGTGGAATATCCTTTCAAGGCAAGTTCATAGCTATGGGAAACATGATCAAAAGCATTTCGGAATTTCTCGTCAATCAGACCGACATCTTCCAGACACTTGCGGGAATAATAACAGAACGCTCCCACGCAATGCTGATTGAAAGCTAGGGATAAATCCCCATAATCTACCACCAATCGGGGACATGGCTTACCATGGGAGATACCATTCTTATTGGCAGGACCGTGGTAGCCGAACATCAGGTGTTGGATTCCACTCTTCTTGGAAGCGTCAATGTATGCTTGAAAAATGTTTGGGTCTTTGATAAGCATATCGTCTTCAATGAGGAAGATGTGATCACAACCAATGTTCAACAAATGTTTCATTGCCTTATTTTTAGATGCCGCAACTCCCAAATTTGTTTCGTTTGTATGGATATAATAATTATATCCGGGGCATTCAAATGGATCACCATCATTGATGATGATCAACTCCAACCAATTACACCCATCAATACTATCCAACAATTTTTTTAGAAATTGTGGACGATCTTTGGTTATAATACCTAACCCGATTCTTTCCTTCATATTTTAAAATTCTTAATCTGATCCGTCAGATTCTTGTATTGCTTATCCTTATCAATCCAGAGTCCTTGGTCTTTCAGCATTTGTTCCATCGTTTCCAGATTCTTGGGATCGAGAACGCTTTCCCCCGTCTCAACGAGATTACCTTTCTGATCAATGAACTCACCAATCCACGCAATCCTATCATCGAGATTTGACATGTCAACGGGAATGATCGCGGGACAATCCTCCGCAATGAAAAACGGGGTGTTTCCCAAATGATCGGAATATTGTTCATAAAGACCTGCGAAGATGTCATCAATCTCCCGAATGTAATTAAGATTCGTGTCGCGTGTCCCATCATTGACAATCTTGATTGATGGATCATATTTCAACCAGAAGATGATATCTAGATTTTTTAAGGAACGACGAACAATATCAACGGTGAGTCCCAAAACTTCTTCAGAGATTAAGTTATTTTCAGCGGCATGTAGGGAATATGCAAGATTATCTAAGGGGCAGCGATCATATACCACGTATTTTTCATCTTTATTTTCTTCCAATGTAGTAGTCATCCAATCAAGAATCAAAATCTGCGTTTCCGTTGTGGTCTTTGAAGAATGTTCAAGATTATTCTCCGTTAGAATGTCACGATATGTTTTCGCAGTTGTCTTATACATTGGCCACTTTTTCAAAAAAGCTTTCACTAATGTTGATTTTCCGGTATTCGATGTCCCCACAATGGCTGCTCTCATAATAATATTAACTTAACAGATAATTATAGGATTGCAAGCTACTTTGTTCAAATCTTGATAGAATAGTAATTAACTCGTTTTTTGAAAAATTTTGAACTTTTATACTAAATACTTATATGACCAAATCAATACTAAACGAAATAACAAGAATATCGAACAACTCAAAATATGTCAAATGGTATGTTACCATAATAAATAAATCTTTATCAACTCAATATTCCGATGATGTCTATTGTGAAAAACATCACATCATACCAAAATCGTTTAAACGATTTGTCGATCCTGAAATTCTATCTTGTGATGATAACGTAGTCATTTTACCCGGAAGAGATCATTTTATAGCACATCTTTTGCTGACGAAAATGTTTAATTGTAAAATTAAGAACCAAAAAATGAATTTTGCCTTCTTCCAAATGAGATTAAAAAATAAACACCAAGAACAACGATATGTTAATTCTAGATTTTATGAATCTCTTAAAAAAGCAAAACCTAAATATAAAAAATTATACATGAGTGAAAATGTTATATATGTTAATATATTAGACCCCAACCATTATGATGAAATGATTTTACAAGGATGGACACCTATCATGCCAGAAGAGTATAAAAAAGGTAGAGTTGGTAATATGATTGGTAGAAAACATAGTGAAGAAACCAAGAAAAAAATGAGAATATCAAATAAATTGGTCGATAGATCATTTATGAGAGGTAAAAAACATTCAAAAGAAACAATTGAAAAACAAAAAGAAACTAGGCGTATCCGAAAATTAGAAAATCCACACATCTACGATGCGGGTATTAAAAGAACTAAAGAAAAAAGAAAACAAAAATTCGCATCCGGTGAATTATCGGTGAAGGGTGATAAAAATCCAAGATATGGTATCAAACTTTCTGATGCGTGGAAGGCGAGACAGAGTGAAGTAATGGAACGAAATGCTAACAATGGAATGACACATTTAGAGTTATGTGAACAAATAATTATACCAGCTTTAAAAGAAAAACCTTTAAATATTAAAGAAATACAACAATTAGCCAATTGTAACTGGCGACCACATTATATTAGAAGTATAGTGGAGCAAATTGATCCTAATTTTGATCTGAGTAGGATTAAAAAAATGACATATAAAAAGAAAGAAAGTGATAATAAAAAACACGCTGAAAGATTACAACGAATGAACAACAATGGAAGAACTTTTGAAGAAATCTTCAACGAATCTTTAGCACCAAATATAACAGAACATTCAAATGTTTATCAAATTATGAAAGATTTAAATGTTTTAATGAAGACTCTCAGATTGATAATTGAAAGACATCATCCTGAAGGATTGGATTTTTGGAATAGGCTGATAACATATTCTGTTAAAAATTTTAAGAAATTGTCTTAAATTTCTTGACGATGAATTTGAGAATTTTTGACCTTACGATATCATCTTCCGTAAATTCAAATGTCCTGATACCATTATCAATGGATTCTTGATCGTTGAAGGCATTATAAACAGCCTGAAAACCACTCCTCTGGATATCTGGTTGCATGTGATCTCCAGCTAAGACCATAATGCTATTCTCCCCCAGCCTACTAGCAACCGTAAGAATTTCCTTGGTTTCCATTTGCTGCGTTTCATCAACTAAAACAAACATATTATCCCATGTGTGTCCTCTAGCGTGGTTTACTGGCATAGTTTCGATGATACCAGCTTTTTGAATTTTAGGTAAATCCTTATCTTCTACCAGCTTATTTATCAACTCAAAAGCTACAGCATTAAATGGTAATGTCTTGTCTGCTTCTGACCCCGGAAGATATCCCATGGATTTGGAAGCACTTTCAACCATGGCTCTCACATAAAGAAGCTTTTCAAATCTTTGTTCTTTAATCAACGTCAATCCACAATAAATAGATGTCCAAGATTTTCCAGTTCCGGCTGGGCCTTGAATTATAACAACCTTAGTATTTGGATCGTTTATAATTGAAACCAACTCTTTTTGTTTGTCGGTTAATTTGAAAGCTCTGTTTTTAAATTTGAAGTCAATCTTATTGTAGCTATTGGCGATAGCACTTTCAACATCTACTAAATTGACTTCCCGGCGTTTTCCTTTCGGAGCATTTTTAATTGCCATGTTGATATTACTTAGTCAAAATCTGAGTAATATCTATGTGTGATCACCGTCTAACCAACGGATAAATATTATATTCTTTATCCCACATGAAACAATCCAATTTCCTCTTTGGTTTGGATATTAGCTTATATTTGATAATGCTTACAACATCATCAATGGAAATCTTTTCCCCTTTCTTCTTACGCTTTAACATGAAGAATTTAAGAACCTTTTCATTCAGAGATTTCTCATATTCCCTCACGACTTGCTGTTCCACTTGTTTATATTTCTCTTGGATATTTGTTACTTCTTCAGATGGGACTCCTCGTCCACTTGACATATCCCATACAGCGTTTAAGTAATGTGTTGCCAGATGTCTAGCAATTTTAGTGGCTTCTTCTTTTTGTTCCTCAGTCATAGGACTAGGAAATGTCGCTTCATATACGTTTTTCATAATTTTTATCCTTCCAGTAAGCCCCCTTTGGGAGCAGTCTTAATATCAGCCGAATACCTCACAGCACCGCCCGTAGCTTGTCCATGAAATTCATTTAGAAGTTCGTCCATGTTGATGCTCTTGGCACCAAATACATGTTGCTCATAGATGTTTCCAATCTCCGCATTGATTCGGTCATGCCCCCAAGCATCCAAAATTGCCCCAGCAGAACCTCCGTATTTTTCTTTAAAAAACCCGCTCATATTATTATTTATTAAATTCTATTATATTTATTATTCACCACCACTTAAAATCCATTGTTCTTCCCCATTATACTTTACTAAATTTTCAAT